CAGGATGGTCACCAACTCCAACAGGATTGGTCAAAAACACTTCAACATTAGCAACATGTTTTTGGATATCACCATTAGCATGTGATATAAGTGCTTTAATTAATTGTTCTCTCATGGATCAGAATCAACTACAGTTACTATTATACTGTATATAGTATCTGTTTGTCAATTATACATCTTAACATAAATTATTGTTAGCCCAAGTGTAGTAAATGTAATTACCCCACCGCACAACAACAAAGTTATCCCCAAAGTATCCATCAGATCAGACCGAATGATCCTGCAGTCATTCCTACTGCCACAAAAAATCCAAACTCCAACAGTCCATGAGCACCTGCAGGAGTATTAATTAATAGGTTATTGAAGAACATGTTATGCGCCGCTTGGAACTGTTGCGTAGACAGGTTCTTGTGAGCGAATGCCCTTGCCACCTTGGAAGTCATCATCATCGTCATCATTAACTGCTCTCATAATAAGTTCTAACAATACAAGAGCTGCCATAGGATAGAAAACCCATAGGATTGCTAAGAATGGTGATGCTGAATCTGTTGCGGCTTGAAGTTCGCCCATCAATTTAACCTGTTTTAAGTTTTGTTACGAGTAACTATTTAGTTTTGTAAACATTTAGAATACTCTGGGTATAAGCACTCATGATATGATACCTAGTTCACAGGAATAAATAATATACATATATTACAGGGTAAGGTGTACATTAAATGAAAAAATTACTTCCTCTTGTTATGTTAATGGGATTCACTAGTCCCGCATTCGCAGATATAACTCACCGTATGACATCAAGTGTGAACTTGCATACGGGAGCTGCATATAATACAGCTGAAAGAATCGGTTCAACATATACCGCTTCAGGTTCTGGTGTAACTATGGACGTTGGTGGTGGTAACTCTGCTGACGGTAACGTTGGTGGCCTAGGTACGAACACTTCAGGAGTAGGTCAAGGTAGCTTTGGTACTGCGACCCAGACAACTGCTGGCGGTGCATATAGTTTTAGCCAATCGTTCATCCAAGGAGACGTTATTGAAACTACTGCTCCAGCAGTAGGTGCTCTTAGTGACTACTCCAACCAGTCAGCAACAGCTGTTGGTACTGGAACTGGTACAGGTACTATAACATCGGCACATGTTCTAACGGCAGTTGGTGGTGGTGCAGGTACTCATACTACAGGTCAATTTGTAACTGAACTACAAATTAGGTAAGGTGTTTAGGAAGTTAGCTATAACGACACTGTTTATGTGCGGTTCAGCCGCACATGCAGTGCCCGTGGTCCCTAACTTCACCCAAGGCTCGATGACGAGTCATACGGAAACAACGTCTACCGTAACGGAGACGATAAATTCCATGGATTATGCTACAGGCTGGACTTATTCTGTCTCTGGGACAGGGGTTGAGTTAGAAGCAGGATCCACTAACATCGCACCTGATGCGACAACAAATCAAAATGTAACCACTAATGGTGTGACTTCAACATGGACTGGATTAGATCTATCATCAGCAAACAAACCGAACTTCGTACAGAGCACTCCAGGAGCAGCCTTTCAATTCACAGAACATTATTCTGGACCTGGGCTCCAGACGCACACCGTGATTCAAAGAAACACCACCGTAACAAGCGTCACAGATACGACAAGTATATTCCAACAATAGCAGTAGCAGTACTAACATGCTCACCTACCTATGCAGCTGACGTAGGTGGTGTATCAGCAACTGCAAATCCCATAGCCAACTCTTCGGGCTCAGTTACCAACCAAGCTATACAAGTATTACAAGGACCGTATATAACTAACACCTATGGTGGTGGAATCCAGTGTCAAGGTGCTACCATGAACGTCACTCCATATGTAACTGGAGCAGGTGCTTTCAAGCGTCCCTTTGAAAGATACTATGATGATCCTGTCTATGACGTGCATGATGCTGACGACGATGGACAGATCGATAACCCAGGAAATGTTTTATATTATATGCCTACTCGTACCAATCAAACAGAGAACTACAATGTATCTCTAGGTGTCTCTGCTACATGGTCTAAACCATTAGATAAAAAACTACAAGAATTATGTAAGACAGCTGCTCAAACAAACATAGCAGCAATGGCACAGGCAACTGCTAACAAACGATTAGACTTTGAGATAGCTCGTCTAAAAAATTGTGGTGAATTGATGAAGGCTGGTATCATGTTCCATCCCAAGTCACCATACGCTAAGGTATGTGCTGACGTTGTATTAGTTAACCCACCTGGAGTGGTAGCACAACACAACCATAGTCTTACACCAAATCCACAAGGAGTTACTCCTTCTTCTGTTGAGCTTTCTTCTCAGCCTTTATCCGATCAGAGTGTCTCTTCGCAAAATTCATCGGAGCTTCCCCCTTCTTCTTCCGATACTCATTCGTCTTCAACTCAGATTGAGTCGGGCGGTAAGGGTTTCTTCCGAGGATTGCGTTTACCTTGGTCAAAGCCTTCTTTATCGCAGGACGAAAAACTCTCAGCAGCAGATCAGCTAGGGGTTTGGCAAGTAGGGCACTGGCCCCAGCCACAGTAGCAATCGTCGCAGTAGTAGCAGCAACCTGAGCAGAGGGAAGGTACTGTTCTACTGGTCCAATATTCTCATACAATTCTACACAGATTAGTTTACCTTGTGGATTCTTTTGTAGTTCATGACCAACTACTTTCTCTTTCTCACTGGGACCAACAGCACCAACACGTAGTGACGTAGGACCAGGGCAAGGAGGATCTTCTGGTGTTATGTCACCAGTTTCAGGGGTCTCAGGCGTTCCTGGTGGTTCTGGAGGGGGTGTAACATCAGGTGCCTTCTGTTCTCTATGTATTATTAATTGCTCTGGTTCATAATTCATTGCATCGTATGTTGGATAGAATCCATCAGGACACAACGTCATCATATCATTGGGATCATCATCAGCCAGCTCAGGTAGACGTTTTGTCTTCCTATTCTCTTCCTTGTGTGCCTCAACACACCCTGGCATATCTATTATAGGTCTACCGATGAATTGTAGTACACTAGGGTGACCTGGTGCTACTACTGTTGGGGCATAGTAATGAGGTACGTACAAACTGTAGACGTTAGGTACATATATTTCATTAATATGAATGTTCGGTATCTCACTCATCTAACTATGATATTCGTCAAGGACTTCCAAGACGTTCATTAAAATTCTTTGTGCGGCACCCCTCTGTCGTTTATCCCACTCAGGATACCACTGTTTAGTGTGAAGACCATTGCTGATCTTCATTAAGCGATCTGTCATTGCTACCTTATCAATTCTCCCATTCACGGTAGAATTCCTCACGTTTCATGTTATGTAGGTAGTCTAGCACATGATTGCGTACCATCATCAGCTCATGATAACATTTCTGATTATGAGCACATCCACGAAGTGCATGGTCAGGTTTGTGAACAGATTCTAGAAAGATAGCTAATGCTCTTTCTAGTTTCTCTTCTCTTGTCTCATCTGCATCTATGCAGTGATCTACTGCCATTACTGAGGAAGTCCTAGACCTGCAGCAGGTGCTGCTGGTGGTGCCATAGCAGGGCCAGTTGTATCAGGTAGTGCTCCACCTATCGCTGGACCAAGTGCACCAGCCACACTAGACATGACTTGAGACTTGACGTTATCAATAATTTTTCCTCGATTGACATACACAGATACGCCACCAATAACAACGGCACCAGATACAGCGAAGCTCGCAATAGCAAGTACATTTACAATTTTTTGCATGGGTCTACATTTTATAGGGTTCTTGGGGTTTTGAATCGGTAGTAATTTTAAGAGGTGCTTGCTCAATACGAATGGTTTGAACAGGACCAGCACTAGCTTTCGCCATGATTGCTTCTATGTCCTTCGCAGTAACAGGGGGTGCTCCACCATTAACAGCGTTACCATTCTTATCCATCTTCATAGTACCGTCTCCTTTCTTAGAAGCGGTCTGAATTCCGAAGCTAGCTAAAACTCCTGTGAAAACTGAAGCTATGAAAGTTGGATCTATTTTCTGTTGTGGTATACCAGGTACGGTAACATAATTTAAAGTCAATATCCCCCCGGACCACACAAGTACACCAAGCCTCACAAAAGTAGATATGATTGCTGCCTGTTCTGTTGCATCTGGGAGGATTGCCTCCTTAAATTTACCAA